AGAGACATTGTTCTTGAGCTAATGAAACTAGGTGAAACAGTGAGGGAATCCCCATGTCGCTACAATAACGGTGAACTAAGGGAGGACATCGGAGTCAGTTGGCCTGACGGCAAACGAATACATATCACGAACGGTGATTACACTAACAACTGGAGAGCCGACAAGGGTAAGATCAACATCCAAGGCTACCCATGCCAACCCAAGGAGAGAACAAAACTCAGGTGGGTAGGCGGTAACAATTCGATGCACGACTACGACCCGGGCACGAAGGTGTGGGAACATGAGACGTTACATTGGTCGAGTATGCTTCGCCACGACGAGAATGATTGGCGATGCGAGATCAATCTTAGTGCAAAGAAAAACCCTGCTCAGATTGCCAAGGAAATTAATGGCAGATTCATGCGTAAGTATATGGAGATGTGGCCCCGTTCAGTTGAACGTGCTCAGTCTATTGATAATAACCACAGAAATTATATTTCCAAGAGGTCACTACTGGAGGACAGGTTGGGAGTTAGATGGCACAATCATTCCGAAAGTGCGTTCTCAGTCGAGGGAATAAAGTATCCCGAGTTCGAGCTTCACCTTAGTGGGAACGTGGACATTAAACTTAGAAGTATAAGCTGCGAGAATGCGGTCAAGGTGATCGAGTATTTAAAGCAGCTCGTAGATGACGAGGGCAAACTATGAGTAAACCTAAACGAGAAACAATGGAGCGAAGGGTAAGGAAAAACCTATGCCCTTTTTGCAGATCAAATAAAACAGAACCGTGGTGTGATGAAAGGATTCAGGTAGACCCATACACACAGATGGATGATGGCAATGCTTGTATTGATATGAAATGTGAGAAATGTGAAAAGACATACTCAATACATTATAAGTTAGATTTCGCATACGAGTACAATGTTGAAACAGATTACCAAGAAGCAATGAGTAATGAGGTATCTGAAGCCGATGTGATTGATCTGTTTGAGGCTTGTTGCACGAAGTTTGATGACGTTTTATTTGTAACTACCGAGGAAGAAGTGGACGAGAACAATGAGTGAATCAATAGCGCATAATATAGTTAGTATCGAAACTAATAGTAGTAACGATGCAATAATGGCAGCAGCTAAAACTATAAGGGATAAGGTTGGCAACCTACTTGAGATGAGAGGTTTCTCATTAAAAAGTAAGAAGCCATACGCAGAAGGTAAATGTTACGGAGCAGACTTCAGGTTCAAGCCAGTCAATCCATTGACTGAGGGGTACGGTATTAATCTTCGATACTTCCCTGATGAGAACCCTGATAGATTATCTCTTCGGTTTGTTTCGCCAGCGTATCAGAACTACAACGGGCAAAACAAAATCATTAACATGAATCATCAACGTGGTGATTATGTTGATGCACTTAGCTCTCAGTTTTCTCACACTAGCGATGAATCTAAACTAATCCTAGAGTCATTGCTGGATAACTTTGACACTGCGATTGATAAACAAATAAGAAACAACAAGTCTTGGAGAAATTGTATATCAGGTAACGGCGCGTTCGATAATATAGAATTGATCGTGAAGTTTCTTGAGAAGGCTTGGCCAATGTACTTATTGAAATATCAATTCAGCAAGATAGAAGCTGTTGAGTATCAACAAGAGAATCAAGATTTTTCTTCTTATAGAAAGAAAGTAAAGGAGTGCTTAGGTGGTGATGAGCCTACCAATGAAAATGACTTCGGGAGTTCTGTGGTAATTGAAAATAATATAGGGCAATTAAAGGAAGTGAATATTGAAATGGATATTAAGAAGCGTGGCACGACAACGCTAAATTCTATTACACTAGATAAAGAAAGTGCCTTGGATTTTCTCAAGCACCTAATGAAATGGAGGAGAAATTAAATGCCAGATGAATATGTAATTAAGTTAACGCCAAGAATGAAAGACAGCTTAAAGGATAAAGACATTCAGAAGTGGTTGATCGAGGCAGAGAAAAGTACACATCCATACTGGACGCACGTTATGTCTGATGTGATCGAACAGATATGCGAACAGAATAATGTGACACCAATCCCACAGTACACAGATGAAAGGCAAAAGATATGGCTACAATAAAAGCACCAAAGCATACAACACATGTCAGATTGGACACTGAGTTTGAAGGGACAAAGCGTTTTGCTTTGCAACCTATCAAGGACATGGACTGTTTGAAGGGATGCCCCGGCAAGGTGACATACCTTCAGCAGTTGCATGGTAATAATAAGTATAAGGAGTTAGCCACATTCACCTTCGATGGAACGTGGCCCTTGGTAACTGAGGAACAGTTGCAGAATAAGGAGGACGGATGCCAGAGTTCGTAGTAACAGTTAACAGGAAGATAACAAAAGAGTTCAAGGTGCAAGCCAAGAACAGGTGGCAAGCTAAACTAATGGTTAAGGACAAGGTTCTTAATACCAGTATGGATTGCCGAGAAAATTACGGTGAAGATATTAACGAGGACGCTTCGAGTAGTGGCTCTCGTGATTACATCTCCACTGTTGAACCAGTAAACAAGTAAACAAGTAATAATGAAACAAGGTGTAATTAAATTAAATGAACATCCGTTAGAAATCCAAGCCGACCCTTTAAAGTTAAAGGTAATTGCTGAAGCCCTTGGTGGCTACATGGATCGGAATGGAATAGAAGACCAAACACTAAGAGACTTTGGTTTTCAAATGGAAGTTGCTTATCAAAATCACCATTCACTAGATCAAGACGACTGGGGGTTTACCGATAAGGATTGGAAACAATTAAAGAACTATGAATAAACTATTCATACTAGCACTAGCCCCTGCCCTACTACTGTTCAACAAGTCTGACAGTAGAGTGGTAGCCAGCTACTACCATGACAAGTATCAGGGTAGACCAACAGCTAGTGGTGAACCGTTTGATAACGGAGCCATGACAGCAGCACATAAGACTCTCCCCTTCGGGACGAGAGTTCGGGTTGAACTAACCAAGGATCGGTTTGTGATTGTGAAGATCAATGACCGAGGGCCGTTCATAAAAGGAAGAGAGATAGACCTAAGCCAAGCCGCCTTCAAAAAGTTGTGTCAACTTGAGGCGGGATTAGTTAAGGTTCGTCTTACAATAATAGATAACAAGTAACAAAGAAAGAGAGCTAACAAATGAAACAAATCGAGGAGTGCTCTAAGCAAGCACTAACCGATGCGGTACTAGATAACTATGCCGCATTACATAGACCAATCTCCGTTAAAGAAAACGGAACGAAATTCATGGAAGGTGTGCATGGGATTATTCTCAGACCGCATGACTGCTACATGGATTTGATCGGGCCTTTCAAAGAACCAGAAGACTTCTGGAAAATCTGTGATGAAAGGTTTACTAAGGACAACTTCATGGTAGTACCACACTTGACTGACATTAATCCAACAGAGGTTAAGTGTAATGATAAGCCATTCGTTTGGCAGGGTAACTACGAAGAATTCAAATCAACATGGCAACTAGACTGATGTGGAGACTGCTGAAAGAATGTATTACTTGTGGTGAACACATTGCTAAGTATGATTCATCTATTGAGTTAGCTGTACTGACTGGTGAGTTGGACAGTAAATCCCGTATGCTTGTAAAAGATAAGTGTATCAAGTGTAGCCCAAGCAGGGCACAGCGAATCATTCACCCTCAGTATGCTCAGGTGTTTGATGACAGGCCAACCTATGACATGAGGTTATGGGATGAAGGGAAGCGATCCAAGTGGGTTAAGATTTACACTGACGCTTGGGTTAAGCTGCAAGAGAAACACAATCCAAACTGGAAGGAGGACACACTATGAGTGATTATGTTCCAGAAGATAACAAGATATGGAACGATGAGGACTGGCCTAAGTTCCGTGTTTCTTACTGCCATTATCATGGGAAACCAGACAATAAAGATGTAAAGAAATCAAGCGATACAGACAAGCATGGTGACATCGTTCATCATCTCCATAAGCCAAGGTTTGTAGGTCATGTTCTCAATGCTGAAGATGGAAGTGTAGGTATCATGCCTACCTTTATTGATGATCCCGGCACAGACGCACAAGCGATTGCTAAACTAATGAGATTAACTGGTGAGTGGTACAAAGAATGTGGAGGTATGAAGTGAACATCATTGCATTCAATGTTAAGGAAAGGAAAAAGTTTAAGAAACTTAAAGTAACCCGATACCTCGGTGAAGATTCATGGGGTAACACCCTTGTTAACACACGGCACATGGGAGCAATCACAATGAACGCTTACTTTATGTTGAAGGAGCTAGACCAACAGCTTGTGAACACAGAAGACTACATGGGTATGGCTTACTTCTGGGGCCATGAGTATAAACATTACCTAAGGGGTGCTACTGACTCACAACGTAGAAGAGTTCATAAGCAGTTACTAACAGAGGGCTTGGAGCTTAATGGTAAAAGCAAAAGGCACTTGGAGATAATACAAAAGATAACAGGATTAGAATGAAACAAGTAAGAGTATTAGTAATAGACCCGTTCAAGAGACGGATATACGAAAAGCATATTGGTCAGGACAGGGTTAATGAAATGCAAGAGATTGTCGGTGGCTACATCGAAGCAGCTTCTCGCTTGGATAATGATGACATCCTGTTCGTTGATGAAGATGGATTACGCAAGGACAATCAGAAGTTCTTCTCATTCAAGGAAGCTATTGATCAGCCACTGGCTGGTGTTGGTTTCTTGGGAGGCGTTGACCGTGAGGGTAATGCTCAGGATTGCAAGATGGATGAGCTAGACTTGGCGACAAAGATAGAATGGTTGGAAATGAAGTAATGTGGAACAAGTACGACATTAAGACTAACCCTAAATGGGCATGGCATGAGTTGGAGATTCCTAAGAAGACTGACAAGGAGAACCAAGAGATAATTGAAAAGGCAATCCGCGCCGGGATGACAAGGGAGTTGGCAGAGGAATCAGTCAGGACATACAAGCATGACAAGATGTATGCTAACGCATACTACACTGTGTTTGTAACACCTCAACTAAAAGCAGACGGCAGTAAACCTAACCCGCTAATGGTTCACATCTCCATCAGTAATAAAAAGAAAGGGACTGTCCATGATTGGCGTGACCTTCAACAGATTAAGAACGACTTAGTTGGTAAGCAGTACGAGGCTGTTGAGTTATACCCAGCAGAAGATAGGCTGGTTGATATGGCTAATCAGTATCACCTGTGGTGTGTTGCCGATGAGAAGTTTCGCTTCCCGTTTGGTTTTAACCAAGGCCGAGTAACATCTAATGAGCAGCCAACAAATGTTGGTAAACAAAGGGAGACACCTAAGTATGATTGATGTAAGTAAAGGTTACGTTGAACTCCCCCGCCCTATGCACAACAGGATGAGCCTCGCAGCTACAGTGGGTGGAGTTATGAGGGCTCTTGGTTATAGGGATGAAGATAGAAAAACTGTTCATAATACTATGCAACAGCTTGAGAGTTATGATCAGGTAATAGAGTTTGCCCTTAGTGTCACCAATGCTATTGGTTGTCCGATCAGGCTTGACCCAAACTATAAACCACACGAAGATAACCGAACTTAGTTAGGTACTTATTGTTATCTTACTTTGTTTACTTGGCGGGGGAGCTTCGGCTCCCTCGTTTTTTATTTCCTTCTCTTCTTCTTTGCCGCCACTGGCACAGTCATGGCTCCCTTTGTGGTCAGGTCACCGCGCACTAACATCTGAATGTATTGTGATCTGGTGAAGCCGAGACTCTCTGCTCGTTCATCTATTTCTTTTAACATGTCTGGCTGACAACTGAATCCTACAGTAGCTCTCATCTGAGGAACAGTGTGCTACTCTGTGGTACATTGTGCAATAAAAAACCCCCTGCGGATTAGGCAGAGGGTGGTTAAAGAAGAGGCTGCTATTTAAACGCTATCCTTTTTTAAATTTTTAAATTTTCGAGGAAACAGATTCTCCCAGTCGGCGGGAGCTAATGGACGCAAATGACATGGCCCCGGTTCATCGCAATTTTTTTCGTACTCCGATTCTATGAACTTTATAGTTTCCGTTGGGTTTTTTCTCATTGCCTCTGTGAACCGATTCCATTCCTGTTTTTGTTTTTCAGGCAAGGCGGCGATGACTTCGGCAAACTCAGCATTCGATGGGCGTTGGCTCGTCGTCCCTAATTTCATTTCAATATGAAACTGTTCAGCAATATCTTTTTTTCTATGTGCCAAACGGACAACAGTTGCGGCGTAATCAGCGTCTTTTTCTCGCAGTATTGTTGCAAACTCTGGGTTAATTGCGTCGAATGGTTTAATTATTTGTTGGTCAATAAAACGAAACATTGATGATATATGAACGAGATATTTATAGTGATCTAATGTTTTTATTATGTCAGTTAACTCTCTAGTTTTGCCTCCCTTTGAACCGTTCACCGACCAGCTATGTTTGAACCCACGGCTCGTTAAATATGAGTATTTCAATTTACCCTGCTCCCATTTAATACCCATGTCGTTTGACATTAATTCAAATGTATTCTCGTTTAAATTAAGATTAAACCCGAGCGAGTCTTCTTTTTTATTATTCTTATAGAACCCTGATTCGCCAGAAAGGTCGGTCGGATAATGATTCATTACTGACTGAGTGAATCCAGTGTACTCTCCCTGTTCGTCATAGGTAGCAACGCATTTGAGTATGTATTCTCCGAACTGGTCTGTATTTTGTTCACCGTCAATTTTCCAGTGCCAGCGTTCAATTAATTTTTCACCGTCCCATACCTCATACCCCGCTGGGAATTGGTCGTCGATTTTTTGGAAACCTTTATTGGTGTGTTCTCGGCGGCGGTCGAACCAGATTTGTTTAATGGTTTTCTGCTCAACCTGATGAGTTAGATCAGCTATTAAAACCTGCTGTTTTTGAACTGAATTGAGTAGGGCTTTGTTTGACTCCATTAATTCTGAGGTTGATTTTTTGTTATTAAACAAAACCGTCCCATAATAATGCGTAACATAATTTGTTGCACACCATGTTGCACCAATGACACAGACGATAAACAAAATTGCCGCACTCCAATACCGTTTTCTCCAGCGGCCCTCTCGTTTGTGAGCGCAATCCTCCGCGTTAATGCTTCGATTGTTAGCATTATCCTCTGAGTCCTTGTGCCGCTTATTTGCGAATACCTGAGCCGCGCCTTGGTTGCCAAGAACTTCTTGTAACCCCTCTTCAATCCTATTATCCATCTTGTTTATTTATTTATTGTCTAGGCTTTATATCAATACCTAGTTCCTTGCTTGTTTTCTCAAATATTTTTTGAGTCCTTTCTATAGCAGCCGTCAGTTTGCTCATGGCATTCGCCTTCGCAATACCCTCAAGCTGCTCAACATCTACTCCTTCATCAGAGACACCGTTCTTTAATTGGTATCGGGCTGCCGTGAGTAGCCATTCGTTCATTGACATTTCCTCCTTGTTGGCTGCCTCCTCCATTGCGGAATAAAGGCTGTCAGTACAGCGAAACGACCTTAGCTTTTTTTTAATTTTCATTAATGGTTTGCAACACGGCGAACTTTTTTTTCTTTTAAAAAAAGACTGCGAACAAACTCCTTTTATACACGGTTTCTAATCTATGCAAGAATAATGATATTTTTTTTTTAAAGAAACGACATCGTTGTTGAAAAATATTTATTGCGACATCATTAAAAATATGACATCAAATGTCTGTGCCTAAAAAATCTGAAGACAAGAAACAAAAGATAAGGGCAGTTGCAGTGGATCAAAATATGGATTTGTTAATTACCGCAGGGGCAAAGATTGAGGGAAATATATCCAAGTTTTTTAGGGCCGCCATACTGAACTACTTCACCAATCACAATAAGAAAAATGAGAGTACAAGTAAAAGTCAGGCTTGAGGATAGCCACATAAAAGAACTCACAGCTAAGGCTAAAGCTACTGGTCAATCAGTTGGTCAGTACATGAAGAAGCTGGTTGAGAATGATATTAAGAATAAGAAACTAAAAGTAAGTTATGTTTAAAAAAGCAGAGCGGAGTAACCGCAAATTAAGAATGGCCCTCGCTGGTGTAAGCGGTGGAGGGAAAACATATACGGCGTTAAAACTGGCCAGCTACTTGGGTAGCAGTACCGCATTGCTGGACACCGAAAGAAGTTCGGCAGAAATTTATTCAACAGATTTTAATTTCGATGTTGCCCAATTAACCAATCATCATCCTCAGAAATATGTAGATGCAATCACAGCAGCAGCAGAAGCTAAGTACGATACGCTAATCATAGACTCCCTGAGTCATGCATGGATCGGAAAGGATGGAGCACTTGAGTTAGTGAGTAAACACGGCAAGAGTTTTAATGCTTGGGGTAAAGTAACACCATTACTGGACAAGTTGACAGATACATTGCTGGCCTACCCCGGACATGTGATAGCAACAATGAGACAGAAGCAGTCCTACTCACAAGAGAAAGACGATAGAGGTAAAATCACAGTAGCTAAAATTGGATTAGCAACACAACAACGAGATGGAATAGATTTTGAGTTCGATGTGTTTGGGAGTATGGACACCATGAACACTATGACCATAGAGAAATCAAGATGCCCTGAGTTAGCTGGCCAGATGTTTGCTATGCCCGGGCAAGAACTAGCAAAGATACTAACAGGCTGGTTAGATGGTAATCCTTCAGAGCCAGTTAAATTTGAGAAACCTAAGGAAGCACCTAAGGAAGAATCAAAAAAGGTAAGCAAGTTAACTGAAGATCAGGCAGACAAACTGTCAAAGCTATTCACTGGCAATGAAGAGAATGTGCATAAGTTTCTACTGATGAGGGGTAAGATTAAGAAAGGTGAAAACTGGGAGATGATGAACCCTCCATCATACGCTGATCAAATTCTAGAAAAGCCAGACGCATTCATAGCTACAGTGATAGGGCACACGATAAAGAAATAATTTTAACGCAGGTTTCCGGGCATCTGGTACAACAAATAAACGTATGCTGTTTATGTTAGTTATAAACAAAAAAGATTACTGGCCCACGGCTGTCACACTACGCTGAATGTAATCCCCTGCGTTAATACTAAATCTACATAGTGAAAAACGAAACAGAAAAAGTCGGGGAGATCGGCCACCACTCCTTAGAACTTGGGCAGAGTCAGGATAAATTTAATCAGAACCTTTCCTATAAGATGAGGCTCAAGGTCTTACAAGGAAGGTTTGCCCCAAACAGTAAAGACAAGGCAATGATTTTAAGATACCGCGAAAGCGGTAAGACACCAGAAGATTTTCTTAAAACTTGGAAGGTGTAATTTAATGATAAACGGTATCGTAACAGTAGCTAAAGAAGAGCAAGGAGTGGACGAGAGGGGCGGCCTGCCATCAGCGTCTGGTTTGTCAAGGGTGGCAGCCTGCCCCGGCTCTTTCCAAATGGAAACCAAGGCTGGCTCTGTTGATACTTCATCCCCTGCTGCCGAGCGAGGCACAAGAATCCACGCAAGAATGGAGGGTGAGGATATTGAATTGATACCTGAGGAGGAGTTAGTAGCTAAAGAAATGGCTGAGTATGATGATCTGCTTCTTGATTGTGATGAGCTGATTAGAGAAGTCAGGCTGTGGTACTCATGGAAAGACGGAGAAAAACTATTCTCTGGAAAGATTGATGTCGGTGGTATCGACAAGATAACTGGTAACACAGTGCTAGTTAACTACAAGACAGGAAGGGGGCAGGAAAATGTAGATGGTAACTGGCAGGCTATGGCTGAGGCACTTCTGTTCCATAAGTTCTATGGCAACAAAGGCAAGGATGTTGTTTATACATTCAACCAACCTGAATCCATTTATAACAAAGTCGTAAGCGGCACATTCACTGAGGCTGACCTATATAAATTTGAACGGAAAATATTAGCAGCACTTCATAGATCAAAGACCTTTAACCCCCCGTTAATGCCAAGTGAATTTGCATGTAAATGGTGTAAGGCTGTTGCCATTTGCCCTGCTGCTCGCTGGAAAATCAGTGATGCAAATGATGATGATAGCACTCCCCTTGCAGAGCTTAAACCAGCGGATAGAACTGCTGTTCTTGAGAGGCTTCAAGCAGCCGAGAAACTTGTTAGTGAGTCATGGCAAAAGAGAAAGAAGGAAGCCCGTGACTTAATCGGTAACAGCTCAACAGCTATTCCCGGCTGGCAGTTAAGGAAAGGAAGGAACATACAAAAGGTTGAGTCCGTTCAAGATGTTTATAATTCATTAGTGGAACTGGATATAAGTGAAGAAGATTTTTTTGGTGCGTGTTCAATTAGCTATACTAAGCTGAAGGGTTTAGTGGGTGATGCTGAATTATTAGAGAGGAAACTTGGTGGAGCTATCAAGCAGAGCAGAGTTAAAGATAGTTTAGTTAAGTCAAATTAGTAAATGCATCGACCTCGGTACGAAACAAATAAAGACCTACAGAATGAAAAGGAAGTTTCTAAATTTCTGGAAGGGTATGGTATCCAATGTTTCAAGCTACCAATCAGTTATAGATTAGATTGGATCGCTTTTAGAGACAGGAAGCTAATGGGTTTTATAGAATTAAAAACCAGAACAACTAAGCGGTTAACCTATCCGACCTTGATTCTTTCATTGTCAAAGTTCAGCGCAGGATGCTCGTTATCTAGGCTAACAGGAACTGACTTCTGGGTTGCTGCTAAATGGACTGACTCACTTGGGTTTTGTTGCTGCTCAGACTTAGGCGCGGAGATTGAAATGGGTGGTAGGCATGACAGAAATGACAGAGACGACTTTGAACCTGTTGTTCATTTACCTGTTGAACTGTTTAAGGATAAACCGTGCCACTAAACAGTAAACAAAAAGGAGCGCGAGGTGAGCGAATGTTTCGAGATGAACTCAGAGAGGCTGGGTTTCATGGTGAAGGAGAGGACGCAACAATCCGAGGCTGTCAGAACGCAGGTAGAGGTGCAGGTGGAACCGTGGCTCCAGATGTTATTGCCCCACTGCTGGCAAGGTTTCATTGGGAAGTAAAATTTAGGGAGAAGGGAACTCCCCGTCAGGCGTACATTCAGGCTAAGGCTGATGCACTTGCGAAACAAATACCCATAGTGGGTTTTAAGAAGAACCACGCTGATTGGTTGGTTTGTTTATCTTTGGAAGACTTCTTTGAGATATGCAGGAACCTCCCGCCAGAGTGGCTAAGAGGGCTAGAAGATTGATTAAGATACCAGAAAATTCAGAGATGGAGCAGGCACTTCTAGGGTGCATACTGCTAGACAAAGAGGACGGAGCTATACTTCCTGAGCTAATCAGCAACCACTCATGTATTAGGGAATACTTTCACGACATACGGTGTAAAGTTATATTTGAGAACATCCTTAGACTGTTCGATAAGAACAAGAAAATTGAGGAGATGTTTTTAATTAACTCTATCAAGAAGAACGAGGGGATGGATGACGCTGGTGGAATTAATTTTATAGTTACATTAACTGACAAGACCCCGTCATCACATAACTGGCAGCACTATGCCAAAGAGTTGAAGGACTATTACATCAAACGGAAACTGATTTATATTTCTAATGACACCATAGCTATGGCTAACATGGAGCCTGAGGCGACCAAGGCTTTAGATATTGCACAGAAAAATATACTGGCAGTAGCGCAGGAACATTCACAATCCGGGGAAAAGGATACCACTGTACTTGTTCAGGATTACTTGGATCAATTGGATTACTTATCGAAGCATAAGAACGAGATGCTCGGTGTTCGCACAGGGTTCAACTACTTGGACAATGTCCTCACAGGGTTAAAGCCTGCGGAGATTATGATACTGGCGGCGCGGCCTTCTGTTGGTAAGACATCCTTTGCCCTGTGTGTCGCAAAGAACATAGCCGTGAATGGAAAGAAACCCGTTGGAATTTTCTCATTGGAGATGTCAGCGTCTGCATTAATTCAAAGGCTCATACATGTTCAGGCTGGTGTTGGGAAAAACATGGCACTTCAAAACAACAAAGCTATTGCTGAAGCAGCTAGTAAAATAGCTAATGCACCTTTCCATATAGATGATCGAAGCGGGTTGACCGTACAACAGATCACAGCGGCTGCTAGACGAATGCATCACCAGCATAAAATTGAGATACTTGTTATTGATTACCTGCAATTAATACGATCAACAAGGGACAGAGGTAGTCGTAATGATGAGGTCACGGAGATTAGTAATGGATGTAAGTCCTTAGCCAAGGAGTTAAATATTCCTATCATTCTGTTGTCACAATTAAGCAGGTCATCGGTTCAAGAGAATAGGCGGCCAAGGTTATCCGATCTCAGGGATAGTGGCTCGATTGAGCAGGACGCTGATCAGGTTTTATTTTTATATAGGCCACTTGATTATGTTCCTAATGACGAGGACAAGGTTTTACCTGTGAACCTGTCAGTAGATAAAAACAGGGATGGAATCAGTGGGGTAACAATTGATCTAACATTTCAAAGAAGTCTTACTAGATTTGTAGAGGCGAAGGTGGACGCAGCATGACAAGTGATAGCGAAATACTTGGCGAGATACTTGTGGCTGACGGATTGGAAGAAGCATTCATTGGTGTCGCCCAGCAGTACAATAAATATTTTGCATTATATGACAGAGATTCAGCCATCAAGATATTCATGGATCGAGATGACATGACACTAGAGGAAGCAGAGGAGTGGTTTGAGTTTAACGTAGTGGGTGCATGGGTAGGTGAGAATACTCCTGCATTTGTTACGAAGTGTAAGTTTAAGAATTTAAAATAATATGAGTGAAGAAAACAAAATAACAGAGAGCGGAATTAATCAGGATAAATATAGCACATTGCCATATACTGATCTTGATGAAATAAGAAAACTAGAAGACAGGCTTACCCCTTGGCATATAGATGCTTCCTTCAAGGTGCTTCATATAGTTTCACACATGTCAACCAAGGAGAAAGTCCAAGAATTGGATAAGATTGCTGACGCATTCAACGAAGGGAATCCAGACCCAATGCCTGTGGATGTTTTTGCGTCTATGTTAAAAGTAGCTAGGACAATAGTTAATAACCCTATGCCTATGTCTATTAGTAAACATGCGTTTGTTTTAATTAATATTTACAGCATAGTGCATGAAGCAATGGAGTTGGATTCAGTGAAAGAGATTAAGGATAAAATTTCTGAAGTGGCTAAGATAATGGAAGAGATGTTCCATGAGCAGGAACCAGAAGAGACTCCCCCTGAGGCAATCGAAGCCTTCAAGAAGGAGATGGAGAAGCAGGGTTTAAACGTGGAACCAGTTAAAGGTTCAGTTGTGAAGGTGCAGAAAAAAGATGGAGAGTGATCAACAATTGACAGTAGTGGTTCCTATGTGGGTGTCTACTAGGAAGGCGGCGAAGATTATCGGAGTCAGTGACTCATATATATCCGCAATTAAAAGGGCTATGGGGATTTCTCGGGCAAGAATTTTCCGATTGGATCGTCTGCTTGAATGGTTGGAAGCGAACCCTGATTTTCGAGCGGTAGATGCGTACCGCCAAAAGCAGCTTTCAAACCCTGAGCAACCTTAATAATCTCATCAGGTTTAATTTTGATGTAGATGTCATGGACTAGACTGGATGAATGGTTCACATACCGTCTGGCAAGTTGTTCAGGAATACCAGCCAACGCCATACGGGTTATGCAGGTTCGCCTAGTGTCATGGAAACTATGATTATCAAGACCAATGGCTTTAAACATGTGACTAAATTGACCACCCAGAGATTTGTCTGGAACATCCAATGCGTTCCCTTTGTTTCTAATAATCTCCTCAAAATAAGGAAGGGCCAATGGACATATAGGAACCTCATGGTTGGCATAACCTTTCTCCTTGAACACAACCATTCCAGATCGAAGGTTAATTTGTTTGGGGTGCATTCGGGTAGCCTTGATTCTAGCTCCATGATAAATGCCAAGGGCGAATGATGGTATCATCCACCTTGGCCACGGCTTCTTTGAGATATGCTTTGACCCACTGCGTACTGGAGCATTCAACTCAGTCCAAATTAAATCGAGCTCGTGATCATCAAATGGGTATCTCATTTTTTTTCTTTTCTTTCCCCTCACCCGATAATCTATCAGTGGATTAATTGAGCAGTATTCTCTCTTCACCGCCTCATGCATAATTATCCTCAATTTTCCAACGTAGGTCTGGTTAAGAGAATCAATACCAATGTTTGGTTTGAGTCTTTGGATTTCATCAATGCAAATATCCCAAGCCTCGGCAGTAAGTTGAGCGGGATGTTCGATTTCTTTAGGGATAAATATTTCCCCGTAAACAAACATCCACATACGAAGTGTGTCATTATGGGTAGCCTTATGAGGCCACCTTCGACGAATAAAATTAGGAACCCATTGATCCCAATGTGCTGCCTGTCCTCCACTAAGGGCAGATCGCTTTTCGTTCGATGCTGTCTCAAGCCTAAAGAGCTCAGCGTTTGTTTGCTCCTTAGTCCATTTAACGTCAAGGGCCACTTTCTTTGGGTAATGCCATCGTCGGGCATTAGCTTTTTCCCAAGCCTTTCTGTCATGGTAAAACCGAGTAGCAGTTCTAAGGCGTTTGCCGTTAGAATCTACATAGCTGATGTAATAGTAAGGGGATTTCTTTTGCTTGAAAAAATGAGCCATCTAAGAAAGGCGAGTATGACAAGGTATGACACGGGCGTAAAGACCCATGTGAAATACAAAGCAAGAAATGATTTTTTTATATTGAAATATATCTAAAATCCCACTATAACAAGGCAGATGTTTTAGTCTCGTAAGTGTAGATGGGCATGATAAATGTAGTTAAGTTATTAATAAGTAGTAAGTTATGAACAATAGCATTATGCACGGGTATGACACAGCACTTGATCACATGGATAAAATCCCTCCAAATCTGTGCAGAATCCTAGCAAGGAAAGGCAGAATAGCCATGACTAACAAGGAGATTGCTGATGCTTCGGGACTCACCATTAAACGTGTGGGAGAAATATCAAGACAGACCAGTTGGAGCAAGATTGATGTAGGCCAAGCCAGTGCCTTTGCTGCTGCCTGCGGGGTC